GCGAACTTGCGGAACTGCTTGGAGGGTGTGTCGTGATGCTGCGGTGTACCATCCCAGCCGCAGACGATGCGGCCTTGCCCGCGCCAGCGGTCGCCCAGCTTGGCGGCAATGTCGTCCTGATAGGCTTTTGTCTCTTGGAGCAGGGTCATCATGCCTGCGGGGAGGTCGATGGTGCGGCTGCTTTCCTCGGTTTTCGGGTCGGAGGTATAATTGCCCAACTCCGGCACATAGTTCAGTCCTCGGCTAATGTCGATGGTGCAGCGCTTCCAGTCTACATCATCCCAGCACAATGCGCCGACCTCGCCAAGCCGAAGTCCGCACGTCAGCGCAAGCATCACTGCTGCGCGGAAGGACAGTGAATCTTCCTTTGCCAGGCATCGGAGAAGCTCGACGGCACGTTCATCGTCCAGCACTTTCAGCTTCTTTCGACGTGCGGTCGGGCGCTTTACGTCCTTGAATGGATTCTCCGGGATGAGCTTCCACGAAACGCCCATGTCAAACATGCCACTGATGGTCGTGAAGTGATGCTGGACGGTTCGGGCGCTCAAGGGCTTCGGCGGCTGCGGCTGACGCTGGCGGTCTGCTCTGCGCTTCCGCTGCTCCGGGTCGATGGCGGTCGTGCGCCGCGGCGCTTGCCGTAGGCTGGCAATCAGCTGCTGTGCATCAAAGGCGGTCAGGCTGGTGATTTGCCGATTGCCAATCAGCGGCAGGACGCGCGTCTCCATGAGCGAGCGATACGTCTTTGCGGTCGTGGGTGCAAGGTTGGGGATGCAGTAGATTTCCATCCACCGGTCATAGAGTTCCTGCACAGTCAGCTTCCAGCGGTCGCTTGCCTTCCCTGCGCCGAGCTTTGCGGCATCCTCCGGCGTGATGTGGTACTTCTCAATCAGCGACAGCACGTCTGCCGAGGATGGCGCGGTCATTGCCTGCCGTCCATCGGCTTCCTGCACAATCAGCCGTGCCAGCTCCACCTCGCACGCTTTGCGCTGCTCTACTTCGGGCATGTCTGCCGGGAAGGAGAGCGTCTTGCGCACCCAGCCGCGTCCGTCTGCGACCGAGCGCCGAAACCCGACGCGCCATGTGTTTTCACCGCGCTTTTCGATTGAGCCCATGCTGCTCATCCTCTCTGGAAAAGATATAGAGGGGGTAGGTGTGTTTTTTCTGCGTTACTTGTGTAACGGCGGTTACGCTTCTTATATTAAGTCGGTCAAAAAACGGACGTGTAACATGCGCCTGATTTGCGTTACACGCCCGGTCTTTTTGTGTTACGGTGGGGTTATTTCGCGGTGATGCTCCACTCAACATTCTGGTCGCAACTAATTACCAAGAGGTATGCTGCGTATTTATCTTCTGGCTTGATGATACCAGTAAATTCACTTCCGGTACTCTCAACCCATTCGTGAACCAACTTTTCGGATGAATAGATAGAAAAGAATCCACTGTTTGTTATCGGATATAGTTTTACATCGAAAAGTGTCGAGTAGCCTTCCCTCAATTTGCAGTTGAAAGTAACCTTCGTCGGTTTTGTGCAAGTAAAGAAGTTGCTGACATAACCTCCATTGCCACTGGCTTCAATCGTGCCATCCATTGTGATTGGTGTATAGCTAATCGTCCAATCTGAATCCGTTTCAATGCACGCATAGTCAACAATAAGTCCATCGGGGGAATCAGCACGCACTGGCATTGCAACAATCCTGTCGTCGATTTTAACTTTTTCGTTTTCGCTATTGACCGTAAATGTCACAATGTCATCATAATCTGCGGTGGGTGCAGTAATCACGCGCCGCCAGATTCCCTGCGGCAAGGTATAGGTATCCGTAATGTCCAGCCCACTGCCGGAAATCGTCATGCCCTCCGCGTCACATGCGGCATTTGCAAGGTTGGTGGCAATCTGCCGACTGATGGCAGTCTTTGCATCCACAAGCGCATCCGTGCTGGCCTCCTGCCAGCCATCCGCCAGCACGCCTTCCGCCATTGCTGCACCCGGCAGCAGGAAGCAGGCAGTCAAAACCGAAGCAATCCATCGTTTCATGTGGGTAAACCTCCTATCATTCGTTTCGATTTACATATTCGGCAGTAATATCGGACACATCCAGCAGACTTTTGAGCAGCACGTTGTTTGCATCCAGCACTTCCGCAACGTTCCGGCTGGTGAGTGCTTTCAGCATTTCCGTCATTCGGCAAATCTGACTGTGGACAAAATCAACCGGCAGCTTGCCCGCAGGCGCTTGTACTTTTGTATAGGCAATCAGCGCCGTGAAAAGCGCTTGAACCTCCGCCGCATCGATAGGCTGCGCGCCTGTCTGCTCGGTGAGCTTTGCCGCACGGTTGACTTCCGCAAGCAATGCGCCGTTATCCGGCTGCTTGGTACTTGAAAGTCCCAGAAGGTAGTCTGTTGTGACCCCGAAATACTGCGCGAACTGCACCAACATGCCATAGGGAGGCTCGCGACCATTCTCATAGTTCGATATTACGGAGACAGAAGTGTGCATTGCCGTTGCAAGGTCAGACTGCTTATAGCCAGCCTCCAACCTTAGCATCTTCAAACGTCTGGAAAATGTGTCCATGTTAAGCCCTCCATGCTTTTTATTTTATCGCTTGGACAAATAACTGTCAATCAGATTGTTTATTTGCGAAATTGGCGAATTATCTGTTGACATTCGTTTAATCGTGGAATATAATCAGCATATCAGCAATTTGTGGAATGCAAATAGCTGATACACCCGGAAATTGCGACAGCATTCCGCCAGGAATGGCGGGAAACGGAGGGAACATGACCAAGAAACAAACGATTTACTACGCAGCGCGCATGGAGGCGGCGCGGAAAAACCGCATTTTCGCCAGCCGTGAACGCGCTGCCGACCTGATTCACGTCAGCGCAGAGGCGCTGATGGACTACGAAACCGGGCTGACTGTGCCGCCGTGCGACGTTGTTGCGTGTATGTGCCGCATATACGCTCTTCCTGACCTGCGCAATGCGCATATGCGCACCATCTGCCCGCTGATGTTAGAAGGAATCGCGGAACGCAGTGAGCTTTGCGCGGCTGCGCTCGGTTGGGCGGTACAGCTGCACGATGCGGACAGCGCGGTACAGCGCTTTGTGTCGCTTGCCCTGGACGGGCGCATCCGACCGGACGAAGTGGAGGAGGCACTGCATGTACGGCGGAAGGCCGTGGAGCTGACGAAGCTGATGCAGGAGACAATCACGGCGATTGATGCGGCAATGGGAGGGCAGAGAGAATGAAGATGATGACGTGCCGAGAAGCAAGCCAGGCAATGTTGGCAGAACACGCGCTGCGCATCACGGCAGCGCGGATCCGCCAAGGCTGCACAAGCGGGAAATATCCATATATGCTGGTGGGCAACCGTGTGATGGTCGATTTCGACGCGATTTGTCCCCTGCTGATGGCAGAGTATGCCGACAAGGGGCTGAGCACATCGGATCTTGCCCAGCGAATCGGGCTGAGCGAAAGCGCCATCCGCCGCGCAGTCGCCGATGGGTGGCTGCCCTGCGAAAAGGGCGGACGTTCCATGCGGTTCGACCTGATGGAAGTTCAAAGTGCCATCAAAAAGCGGATGAACGACAAATACGAACGCTGAGGAGGGGGCGCGGATGAACCTGAAAGAGGTGCTTGAACACTTCGAGGTGAAGAGCGGGCCGAACGGCGAAAGTGGGTACTATGAATGCTTCTGCCCAGCGCACAAGGACACGCATCCCAGTCTGCTCATCAAGGCGGGTGAAAGTGGCGTACAGGTCAAATGCCAGCGGAACTGCCGGACAGAGGATGTTCTGGCGGCGGTCGGGCTGAAAATGAGTGACCTGTTCTACGAACCGCGCAAGGGTGTGACGAAACCGACTGCACCGAAGATTTTTTCGCCAAAGCCTGCCGAACTTCCGAAAGCGAAAAAGCCGGAAGAAGCGGTCAAGCGTGTTGTGGATCGGGTCTACACCTACACGGATGAGCAGGGAAAAACCGTCTTTGAGGTCGTCCGCTACAAGCCGAAGGACTTCCGGCAGCGTGTGCCGGACGCAAGTCAGCGCGGCGGGTATCGGTGGAGCATCAAGGGTGTGCGCCCGGTGATTTACAATCTGCCGCACGTTCTTGCCGCTATTGCCGCCGGTGAAGCCATCTTCGTCGTCGAGGGCGAGAAGGACGCGGACAATCTGGCGCACATTGGGCTGACCGGCACGACTTGCGCAATGGGCGCGTGCAAGTGGCACAAGGAACACAGTGAGTTTCTGCGCGGCGCGGACGTGTACATCATCCCGGACAACGATGACCCCGGCGAGCAGCACGCGCAGAAGGTGGCACAGCAGCTGTTCGGCATTGCGCGGAGTATCCGCATCCTGCATATCAAGGATGTCTGCACGGAACTGCCAGCAAAGGGCGATGTCAGCGACATGATGCAGCTGCTTGGCAAGTCGGAAACGCGCCGATTGCTTGACAAACTCATGGCAGAAACGCCGGAGGAAACCGCGCCGGAGGTCAGCCAGTATGAACGGGCAGTTGAACTCTACGACGATGTGCCGGGGTACTGCATCATCGACGGCGGCATCTGCGCAATGGGCAAGGAAAGCGTGCGCAAGCTGTCCACCTTCGTCGCGCTGCCGACGAACATCATCACGAAAGACGACGGCGTGAACATCGAAAAGTACTTCGGCATCAGCGGATGGACAAAAACGGGTCATCCCCTGCCGCCTGTGACTGTTCGGG